GTGAGAGTTTGGGCGCGGCAGGGGCGGATACCGGCGGCGAAGGTGGCGGGCGGGCATTGGCGATTCCTGCGCGACGAGGTGGAGGGCTGGTTGAGGTCCGGGTGCCCGGCGCGGTATCCTGCGTAAATTGACGCATTACTTCGGTTTCTACTTGACACCCGTCAAACCCGGTGATATACTTCGTCTAATACTACAGAAAGCGAAGTAAACACCGGGAGGCGGCGAACATGAGCACAAACGCACAGGAGGCCCTGACCGTGGAGGAACTGGACGCCCTGCTGGAGGCGGTCAACCGACGTTCGCCGACGGGCAAGAGGAACTACGCCCTGCTGACGCTCATGGCTGACACCGGTTTGCGGATCGGGGAGGCCCTGGACCTCACGACCCGCGACCTCGTGAGAGAACATGGCCAGCTGGTGGAGGTGAAAGTGCGCAACGGCAAGGGCGGCAAACCGGCGAACATTGCCCTCGGACGTCGGGCGGCGGTGGCGCTGGCTGGCTGGCTGGAGGCCCGCGACGAACTCGGGATCGGTGCGGGCGCGGTCTTCTGCACGGTCTCACGAGGGCGGCGCGTCCACCCGACCCGCGGAGAGGACGGTTTCGACGGTGACGACCTCACGGAAACCGAACTGACACCTGGCCAGCCGGTGAAACCCGAATACGTGAGGCAGGTCCTGCGGCGGCTGGCTGATCGCGCAGGGATCGCGACCCGCGTCACACCGCACACTTTGCGGCATAGTTTCGCAACGCACCTGCTGAGGGAAACCGGCAACCTCAAGCTGGTCCAGCAGGCCCTTCGCCACTCGGACGTGACGACAACGGCGCGGGTGTATTCGCACCTCACGGACAACGACGTTGCCGACGCGGTGCGGGACCTGCGCGAGGACCCGGAGGCTGAGGTGCGCGGTGAGGCTGACCAGCTGGCTGACCAGGTCCTCGGCTGGCTGACCAGGTCCTCGCGGCCCTGCCCTCGGAGGTCCGGGAGGCGCTGGTGACGCGGATCGCGGGAGGGCGGTGAATGTGTCTCTCCCGCCCGTCACCTCGTCAGGTGTCAGATTATTGACACGTGCGCGATAGAATCACAGGTGTGGAAAATGCCACACCTCGGCACCGATCCGCGAACGGGCGGCGCACCAGGAGGCCCTCAGAGGCCCTGCCGTGATCGGCGCGGGCGCGGGATTCTCCGCGACGGCTGAGGGCTTCGTGGCCGGCTTCGTGGCAGGATAGGACTTGCCGTCGGCACCCGTCACCTCGGCAGGTGTCACATTTGTTCCACCTGCCGCCTCCACGTCGCGACGAACCTGCTCGTGACTCCGATTGAGTTTCTCGCCAATGCGCGGGGCTTCGCGCTTCTCCTGTCTGGCGGAAAAAATTTCCGCCAGACGGGGCTTCGCGCTTCTCAAAGTGGTAAATCCTACCACTTTCCTCTAACTCCTCGCGCACATCAGCGACTGTCGGGTGTGATTGAGGTTGCGTGAACGTCATGGCTAACACAGACAACAAACTGAACTCCTCGCAGCAGCAGCAGGTGATTGAGTGGCTGTGTGAGGGGCATCGCAACAACGAGGTTGTGGCCGCGCTCAAAGACGAGCATGGCATTGAAGTCACGCAGCAGGCGATTGACTACTACCGCACCGCCTACGCTGACGAGATTGACGAGGCGCGGAGTAAGTCGCTTGTCAAGGCCGCACAGCAGGGCTTCTCCAACCGCCTGAAGCGCATACGCGGCATTGAGCGCAAGGTCCAGAAGCTTGATGAGGTGCTGGACCTTGCGGCGCTCGGTTCGTGGCCTCCGTGGGCGGCGAAGGAGTACCGCGAACTGATGCAGGCGCTTCGCGACGAGTACGGTGATCTTGTGAAGCGCACGGAGGTCTCCGGTCCCGGCGGAGGCCCGGTGGAGGTGTCGTGGTTCGACGCGGTGCGCGAAGCCTGCGCGGAGGAGGGCGACTGATGCGCCGCAACGGGTGGCTATGCCGCCGCTGTCAGTGGGCCGTCTTCACTTCACTTGGCCGCGACGGTGGCATACTTTCCGTAGCATTCTGGTGTGGCTATCCGGACGCAGATTGTCAGCGTCGCGCGTACGAGAGCGCGGACATGCCGCAATGCAAGCACTTTCGCCCGCGCCCGGAGTGGCCGCTTGCGCGTGATGCGCTGGCATATCAGCATCGCGATCCCAGGGAATTGACTGGCGAGGAGATAGCGGAGGATGGCGACTGAACTGACGCCCGCTATCAACCGCTTCCAGCGCGAACCGGACTGGTTCTGCGAACGCACATTCGGCGACGTATTGTGGTCGAAGCAGCGCGAGATACTGCGGGCATTGGCGGTTCACGAGAAAGTCGCGGTGGCGTCCTGTCATTCGATAGGCAAGACATTCATCGCCTCCCGCGCGGCACTCTGGTTCATGCACTCATTCGCCCCGGCGACGGTGGCGACGACGGCCCCGACCGGGCACCAGGTTGAAAACCTACTCTGGAAAGAAATCAGGACGGCGCACGCGAAGCTGCCGCCCGAACTACGCTCGCAATCCGAGTGCCTCACGACACGCATGAAGTTCTTCGACGCGCACGGCAAAGAGATACCGGATCATATAGCGTGGGGGCGCTCGACGAATGAGTCCTCGCGCTTTCAGGGCGTTCACGCGCCGCACCTCATGGCCATCATCGACGAGGCGGGCGGCGACATCCCCGACGAGATTTTCGAGGCGATAGACACATGGGCGGGCGGCGGCGTCTACCGCGAACTGCTCATTGGGAACCCGACGAAGGCCGAAGGCAAGTTCTACCGCGCATTTACGAACCCCGAACTCGGCTACCACACGATCACGGTGCCGGTGTCGGCAACGCCGAACTGGACTGGCGAGGACTTACCCGATAGCGTCAAGTCGAACCTCGTGCAACCTGAGCGCGTGGAGGCGTGGAAGGCGGACTGGGGCGAGGACAGTGCGGCGTTTCAGTCGCGCGTCTACGCTCGCTTCCCCGAGGAGGGCGCGGAAGCAGTCATTGTGCCGCTTGCGTGGACAGAGGTGGCGAAGGCGCGACGCGCGGAGTGGGAGCCGTCTGATGATGATACGCTGCAGGTGGGCGTGGACGTGGCCCGCTTCGGCGAAGACCGCACCTGCGTCGCGTCGCGCGTAGGCATGGCTATCACCGCGCTTGAGTCTACCGCAGAGCCGACGTCTGCGCCGCGCGTGGCATCGATGGCGTCTGAGGCTGCGGCGCGTTTGTGGCGACAGTACAAGCGCCCGGTGCTGGTGCTGATCGACGAGACGGGTGTAGGCGGTGGCGCACTGGACATTTGCCAGACGCGCAATGACGAGGGGATTATCTACGCGGGCTTCCAGTTTGGCGGCGCTGCCTTAGACAACGAGCGTCGCACGAATGCGGGCGCGGAGGCATACTGGAATCTACGCGATTACGCGCAGGCGAAGAATGGCTACCCGGACCTCGTGATAGCCTGCGAGGGTGACGCGGTTGAACGCTTCTGCGCTCAGGTGAGTGCGCGGCGGTATGACTACGATCCTAAGGGCCGCGTGCGCATTGAGCCGAAGCCGAAGATCAAGAAGCGCGGAATGCCGTCGCCTGACGAAGCTGACGCGGTAGTGATGGCGTTCGCGACGGTGGAGTTCGAGCACGAAGAGCGCGTGACTGCCGAGGACATGTACCCCGAATATGAGACATTCCAGTTGGGAGCGGCGCGGCTATGATGCACCCCACAGTTCGGCGCTCAGAGGCCCGTCGCAGGCGCGACGGCATCGACATAGTAACCTACCGTGCGTGTATCGCGGAGGGGCTTTCCGAGGAAGAGGCGTTGTGCGAGGCGCGACAGGTGACGGCTCCCGCGAGTGTTGTAGGCGAGGCAGGTGAGGACGCCGATGGGCATTCTGAGTGACATTCGCGAGTCGTGGGAGGCCAAGCGCGGCCTCGCGCGTGCCCAGCGCCGCGCGGAGGCGCAGGTCATCGAAGTGGCGGAATCGCTCGCGTCGCGGGCGGCGGCGGACCTCGCCGACGAAGATACCGGTTGGCAGAAGCTTGGCGACGGGGGCAGCGAGTACTCGAACGCGGACCTGCGCGATATGCGCAAACGGTGCCGCCAACTCTACGAGATCGATCCCACCGTCTCGCAGGCGGTCTTTATTCTACAGGCGGGGGCGCTTGGCAACAGCGTCATTGAGCCGAAGGCCGTGGACTCTCGCGTGCAGGAGGTGCTCGACGGCTTCTGGAGTGACGAGGACAACGAACTGGCGCTCACCTCGCGCGACGGGCTGGAGCTTCTGCATTTGCTGCTGATGATCGAGGGGGAGCGGTTTCTGACGCTGCACGTGGCGCCTACGGACGCGGAGGTGCGGCTTGCGGACGTGGAGGCGGGCGAGATTACGCGCGTCATCACGCACCCCGAGAACCGCCGCCGACCCGTGTTGTACCGGCGCGAGTACTGGCCGCAGGCATACAGCCCCACCACCGGGCGGTACGAGGCGGGCGCGGAGAAGACGGTTGAGTACCTGCGCGACTGGCGGCTTGCGCCGGAGGTTGCGGGCGATAAGTGGGATGATGACGCGGCGCTGCAGGAGCTTCTCACGCAGGTGGAGGCGCAGACGCGCGACGATGCCTACTGCTATCACGCGCGTTTGACAGGGCTGGGCCTGCGGCCCGCACCGGGCGTCTGGCGGGCGTTCGAGTGGGCGAAGGCGCATGGCAAGTCGCTCTCGACGATGATGACGCTGGCCTCGGCACTCGCGATGTTCGCATGGCAAAAGAAAGTGAAGACGAGCAGCGCGGACACGCTGAAGAAGTTCGCGCAAAATACGGAGAACCCGCGTGCGCAGAACGCGCAGGGTCCGGGTGCGGTGCAGGTGGGCAACCAGAACGTGGACCTTTCGCCGATCAATGTAAGCACCGGCGGCACTCAGGTGCAGGAGGCCACTGCGCGGCAGATGCACCTCCAGCAGATACGCACATTCGGCTTCGGCGAACACTGGTACTCAGATGCGACGCGCGGGAACCTCGCGACCGCTTCGGCGATGGAGTTGCCGGCGGTCTGGCGCATAGAGAATCATCAGGCGCTCATTCAGCAGATACTCTCGAACGTATGCGCGTTCGCGGTGGCCGTCGCACAGGATCGTGGCGGGCTGCCGCTTGACGTGGATGCGGCGCTTGCATTCAACTTCCCGGATGCTTCGCCGAGCACCGCAGGCGAGACGGCCACGCTGCTGCAGGCGCTCACGCTGGCGGCGCAGGCGGGCGTCGTCGATCCGCGCGAGGCGAGCGCGCAGGCGTATCAGGCGCTTGGCACGCAGGACATCAACGCGGTCATGGAGCGCCAGTACCCCGACGAGGCGAAGGCCGACGGTGCCGCGCCAGTGCAGGTGCAACCGACGCAGGGCCTTGAGCCGCAGCCCGCGACTGAGGCCGCGGACGTGCGCGAGGCGGTGGTAGAGTCCCGCCCTTTTGGAAACTAACCGCCGCGCAGACGCTTGAGCGGCAGTTCGCGGCGGCGATTCAGAGGCGCGTCATCAATCCGTGGCGGCGGCAGGTGCGCGAGTGGCTGAATGGCCTCAATGCGCAGGAGCTGCCTGCATCGGCGGACGCATTCCGGCAGTTGCTTGAGCGCGAGGTGCCGGTAGATCGGGCACTCTACTACGCGGTCATCGACGAGTTTCGCCTGAAGACCGCGAACCTCGCAGGGCAGGCGGCGCTTGACAGAATCGTCGCGACGGCGCGGCGCTTCGTGCGGACTGGTGAGGCGACCGGGCGCGTGGAGGAGGCTGGTAAACGCACCCTGGCGGAGCGGTTGCAGGCGGGCGAAGAGTGGAATGACGTGGCGAGCGGGGGCACCGTCTTCAATCTGCGCGATCCGCGTCTGTTGCGCGAACTCAAGCAGCGCGGCACGAAGATTACCGGCAGCCCCACGGATACGATGATGGACGAACTGCACTCCGTGCTGGAGCGCAAGATGTACCGCGAGGGGCAGGGGCCGGGCGTGGTAGCGGCGGACCTCGACGGTGTGTTCCCGCCGACGTATGGAGGCCGCGCGGAGAACATCGCGCGTACGGAGATGCGCATAGCACAGGGGCTTATCACGCACGCGACCTACGAGGAGAACGGCGTTGAGCAGCGGCAGTGGTTTGCGCTGCTGGATGCGGACACTCGCGGGGCGCACGCGGAGGCACATGGGCAGGTCCGGCACACGAACGAACCGTTCGAGGTAGGCGGGGAGAAGATGATGCACCCCGGCGATCCGAACGCGAGCATTGAGAATATCGCGCGGTGCCGGTGTGACGAACTGCCTGTCATCGACGGGGAGAGTTCGTTGCCCGCGCAACCGTGGGTAGGCGGTTATCAGCCGTTGACGGACGAGGCGCGGGCGAACGCTGCGCCGTTGCAGTAGAGAGGGCGTGAGGTGACGGTATGACGCGAAATAGGAGGTACAGGCGATGAACGACGACCTCAAGCCCTATCAGGATCGTGAGCGCGTGGAGGAGGCCGCACCGGGCGGCGTGGCTGCCCTTGGCGACGGCGACTTCCGCGTGCAGTTGATCTCGCACGGCGCGACGCGCGATAATCAGCGGTACTACCGCCAACAGGCACTCGAAGCTGCCGCAGGCGCAAGCCTTTACGACGGCGCGAAGATGTATGTGAACCACCGCGACCCGACGACGGACACGCGGCGCGGCCACCGTGACGTGCGCGACTGGGCGGCCACCATCAAGCCCAGTTCAGTGCGCTTCTCCGGCGGCGTCCTCGAAGGCGTGGCGCACGTGCATGATCCGGTGATGCGCGGGCTGCTCGAAGACGAGGTTGCAAAGGGCGAGATCGGCGTGTCGCAGGATGCGACGGTGAAGTACTACCCGCGCGAAATCGACGGGAAGCCGATGCACGTTGTGGAGAGCATTGACCGTGTGCATAGCGTGGACTTCGTGCCGACCGGGAATGCGTGGGGGCGCGTCGTGGAAGCGTACGAGGAAGCCGCAGACAGCGAAGATGCAGAGGAGGCGCGAAGCGATATGACGCTTGATGACCTGTCGCTGGATGTGCTGGAGGTAGAGCGCCCGGACCTCGTTGAGGCGCTGACGGCGCGAGTGCGAGAGACGCTCGAAACCGAAGCGGCGGAGGATGCCGCCGACGTGATAGATGGCGCTGCCGAGGGCGAAGACGAAACAATCACAGACGAGGAGGACGAGACTATGAGCACAGATGAGCAGACCGTCGAAGACGCGCCCTCGGCAGACGCGGAAGTCGAGGAAGAGGTTGACGAGCAGGAAGAGGTCGATCAGGAGGCCACTGAGGCGACGCAGGAGGCCGCCGAAGACGCGAACGAGGCAGAGGTCGCAGAGGGTAGCGAAGACGCGCTGGAGGCGCTGCAGGAGCGCGTGACGGCGCTGGAAGCGGAGAACACCGAACTGCGCGAGAGCGCGGCGCGTGCGGAGATGACCGAAGCCGTCCGTGAGGCCGTTGCGGGCGCGACCGGGCTGACCGCCGCGTCGAAGTCGCGCGTGGTTGAGGCGCTCGTCGCCGGGCCGATCCTCGAAGGTGAGGCGCTGACCGCCCGCGTCGACGAGGCGTGCGAGACTGAGCGTAAGCACGAGGCGGAACTGGCGAAGGCGCTTGGCGCGAACACCCGCGTGCGCGGTGCAGGACTCTCCGCGCTGGTTGCAGAGGCTGCGCCCGACGAGGACGCGAAGGCGAAGAGCGAGCGTGCGCGCGAGGCATTCATCGCGCAGGCGCGTGCGGACGGGCTGCCCGAAGAGATGATCGAAGCCATGGCGAAGGCCCGCTGACGCGAACGCTGCGAAGCTGACGCGAAGAGGCCCGCCTATAGCGGCGGGCCGTCGCATGTACCACGCGCGAAATAATCACACCCTCAAGGAGGGTTAGTTGAATGCCTACCACTTACGTTGTGGACAATGACAAGGCGACCGCCCTGAGCATTGGTGGCGGGGCGCATTGGGAGATCGAGACGGACGACGCTGATGTGGTTGCCGCGACGAGCGGCGACTTGATCGTATTCGGTGACCTCGTGTGCTTTGCGCTCACTGACTACGACTCTGAAGTCGGCAGCATCGTCGTCAGCACCACCGGCGCGTATGAGGTGGAGGTCGTCGCTGAGGATGACGGGACCGATGATGCCGTCTACGTCGGCTCATGGCTGTACTGGGACGCGGCTGCCGACGAGGTGAACCGCGACGATTCGAACGGCGTCCCCATCGGGCAGGCCCTCGAAGCGATTACGGCGGGCGAGACGGCCACCATCGGCGTCATCCTGCGCCCGTCGCCGCCCGGATAGCCGCATGATGCACTGAAGTGAGGGCGGCAGCACCGCACATATCGCTTGTAGAGAGGTGACATTCATGCCTGAGAAGGCTGACAGGATTGACGAGGCGACGTACGCCGACGGATTTACCCCGAAGCATTCCGGCGGGACTATCATGATAGCATTCCGGCGGGACTATCATGATCTCGCGCTACGCGGAGGCCGTTCGCGCCCGCGTGGAGGAAGTGCAGACGCGCTCTGACTTCGACCACATGGCGGACCTGATCGACCGTGGCGTGATGGCGGGTTTCCAGTCTGAGCAGGTGCCGACGACGTTCCAGACACTCGGCTATCGGCGCGACACGGTTGACCTCGCGGGCGCACACGGCGGTTACCGCCGGGACTACACCATCGACGCGGTTCGCACGATCCCCAAGGTCGCGGAGAAGGGCGAATACAAGCCCATCGACGCAGAGGAGTCGCAGTTCGACTTTCGCACCTACAAGTACGGCTGCCAGTGGGACATCTCGTGGGAAGCGTACCTGCGCGACAATCGCGACCTCGGCCTGCTGATGCGCCACCCGACGAACTGGGGCTTGTCCGCGCGGTACACGCAGCAGGTGGAGTTCACCACCGCCTACGCGGGCAACCTGACCTACTTCACCGCCGCACGCGGGAACTACGACGATGGCGGGGACACCGCGCTTGATGAGGACTCGCTTGACGCCGCGCTCACCATGTTTCAGGAGATGACCGACCAGTCCGGCAACCTCGTGCCGTACGCCGGGCGCATCTTCCTCGTGGTGCCGCCGGTGTTGGAGCGGACGGCGCGGCAGCTTCTGAACGCCACGTTCTCGCTGAACGGGGCCGCCGTCGAACTCTCGAACCTCGTGAACAACACCTGCGAGCTCGTGGTCGATCCGTTCCTGCCGAGCGTCGATACCACGCAGGGCGACACCGCCTGGTATCTCTTCGCGGACCCGTCGCTTCGGCCTGCGGTGCGCTATGGATTCCTGCAGGGCTACGATCAGCCGGAGATATTCGTGAAGGCCTCTGAGGTGCAGGGCCTCTTCTCCGGTGAGGAGGACCCGTTCGCGGGGTCGTTCCTGAGTGACGACATCGAGTTCAAGCTGCGCTTCACGTTCGGCGCGGATACCGTGGACCCCGGCTACGACAACTTCCCCTTCGGCGCTATCATGATGAAGGGGCAGGCGTAGAGACGCACTGAATTCCCGTAAGGACACGAGGGGCGCGGCTGTCAT